TCAGGATCCATTTGGTGTTAACAAGAGAACAAACTATATGGACGCTATATTGAAAGATATGCGTAGGAAAGAATTAAATGATTATGCTCAACAAGCTTTTGGTGTTAATTTATATAGTAGTGATCCGGATGATCTTCCAGAAACAGAAGAAGAGCTAAAGTTACACATGCAACTTACATACAAACAGGGTGTTGAGTTAGCGGAAGAACAAGCGTTAAATACTTTATTTGAAGGTAGTAATTATGATTTAATCAGAAAACGCTATTACTACGATTTAGCAACCATTGGTATTGGCGCGGTTAAAACCTCTTTTAATACCTCCGAAGGAGTTGTTATAGATTATGTAGACCCTGTTAACCTAGTTTACTCTCACACAGATTCCCCTTATTTTGATGATATATATTATGTTGGTGAAGTTAAAACTATTCCTATAAATGAATTAATTAAACAATTCCCATTCTTAGAACACGAAGATCTTGAAGAAATATTAAAGAAAAAAACCTTTAATAGAAATAATTATTATTCTAGACACGAGAAAGATGAGAACACTATACAAGTTCTATACTTTAATTATAAAACTTATATGAACGAAGTTTACAAAGTAAAAGAAACTGGTAGTGGTGCTGAGAAATTAATAGAAAAAGATGATACTTTTAACCCACCTGAATCAATGGAAGGGGGATACAGTAAAGTAGCTAGATCTATAGAATGCTTATATGATGGGGCTATGATTCTTGGTACTGATAAATTACTTAAATGGGAAATGTCAAAGAATATGATGCGTCCTAAAAGTGATTATACTAAAGTTAAAATGAATTATTCTATAGTAGCGCCAAGAATGTATGAAGGACGTATAGAGTCTATTGTGAGTAGGATAACTGGTTTTGCTGACATGATACAATTAACCCACTTAAAATTACAACAAGTATTATCAAGAATGGTTCCAGATGGTGTTTATCTTGATGCTGATGGATTAGCTGAAATCGATCTAGGTAACGGGACAAACTATAATCCCCAAGAAGCTTTAAACATGTACTTCCAGACGGGTTCTGTTATTGGTAGGTCATTTACTTCTGAAGGAGATCAAAATCCAGGAAAAATACCGATTCAAGAAATACACGGAGGACAAGGTGCTGGTAATAAAATGCAAGCTCTTATAGGTAATTACAATTATTACTTACAAATGATAAGAGATGTGACTGGGCTTAATGAAGCTAGAGATGGTAGTGTTCCAGATAAATACTCTCTAGTAGGCGTGCAAAAGTTAGCAGCCGCAAATTCAAATGTCGCGACAAGACATATCTTACAGAGTGGTTTGTTTTTAACAGCAGAAGTTGCGGAATGTTTATCGCTTAGAATATCTGATATATTAGAATACTCTCCCACTGCAGAAGCTTTTATTAGGAGTATAGGTATGCATAATGTCGCTACCCTAAAAGAAATAAGCAATTTACATTTGTATGATTTTGGTATATTTATAGAATTAGCTCCAGACGAAGAAGAACAACAATTACTTGAAAATAATATTCAAATAGCACTACAACAGGGTTCTATTGATCTTGAGGATGCGATTGATATAAGAGAAATTAAAAGCGTAAAACTTGCTAATCAAGTGTTAAAGATTAGAAGAAAGAAGAAAATGGAACGAGATCAACAAATGCAACAAGAGAATATTCAGGCTCAAGCCCAAGCAAATGCACAACAACAACAAGCCGCTGCACAAGCTGAGGTTCAAAAACAACAAGCTTTAACTCAAAGTCAAATTCAATTAGAACAAGCAAAATCACAAATGAAGTCTCAATCATTGTCTCACGAGGGTGAGATAAAGAAACAATTGATGGAACTAGAGTTCCAATACAATATGCAGTTGAAGAGTAAGGAGGTTGAAGGTGTGCAGGGAAGAGATAGTGAAAAAGAAAATAGAAAAGACGAAAGAACAAAAATACAAGCAACTCAACAGTCCGAGTTGATTGATCAAAGAAACAATCAAAAACCACCTAAAAACTTTGAATCCGCAAGTAATGATACATTAGGAGGGTTTGGTTTAGGACTATAGATTTATTAATTATTATTATATTATATTATGGCAAAGAAAAAAGAAGAGCCAGTCGTGGATAACGAAACTGGATCACTAAAAGTAAAAGAAAAACAAGAGGTGCAACCTACCGGTAACGAAACTAAAGGCGACGTCACTAAAGTTAAAGAAAAAATGACAATGAAACCTATAGTTGAAGAGCAATCTGTGACCAAGGTTAGTTTAGATAAACCAATAGTAGTAGAAGAAGATATTACTCAAGAATCTACACCCCAACAAGTGGAAAATGTAGAACCAACTAAAGAAGAGGTGTCTGCTCTAGAAGAAGTAACTAATGAAGATAAAACAGAAGAGATAGTAGAAACTGTTAAAGAAATAGTAAAAGATTCTACAGAGAAAAGAGAGCCGCTTCCTGATGGAATCCAAAAACTAGTTAGTTTTATGGATGAAACTGGTGGTGATATTAATGATTACGTAAAGCTTAATCAAGACTATTCCGAATTAGACAATCAAGATCTATTACGTGAATACTACACCCAAACAAAACCCCATTTAAATGGTGAAGAAATAAACTTTCTTATGGAAGATCAATTCTCATATGATGAAGAATTAGATGATGAAAAAGAAATTAAAAGAAAAAAATTAGCGTTAAAAGAGCAAGTTGCCAACGCTAAAACTCAATTGGAAGAGACCAAATCCAAATACTATAAGGACATTAAAAATGGTTCAAAGCTTACGAGTGAGCAACAAGAAGCAATTAATTTCTTTAATAGGTACAACAAGGAAGAAGCAGAAAACAAGCAAAGCGCAGAAGAGCGTATTTCTATTTTTCAAGAAAAAACTAATAATGTTTTTAACGACGAATTCAAAGGTTTTGAATATGATGTCGGGGATAAAAAGTATAGATACAATGTTCGGGATGCTGAAAAAGTTGGAGAAAATCAAAGCGACATAAGTAATTTCATCGGAAAGTTTCTTGATGAAAATAATACTATGAAAGACGCTGAAGGTTATCATAAATCACTTTTTACAGCAAATAACGCTGATGCAATTGCGAAACATTTTTACGAACAAGGAAAATCAGATGCTATTAAACAAAGTGTTGAAAAGGGGAAAAACATTAGTATGGAACCTAGACAAGCACACGGTGAGGTACAAGCTGGTGGAATTAAAGTAAAAGTGCTGGGTGATAATACTGCTGATTTTAAGTTTAAAATTAAAAACAAAAAATAACAATTTAAAATAAAAAATTATGGCAATTACTAATGGAGATAATTTGAACACGGTATTACCTGCAAACGCACAGGTGTTATCGACAAATTATCTAGATTTAGCTGGGACGGCCGATGAAGGTTGGGCCCAACAATATTTACCAGATCTTATGGAGAAAGAAGCTGAAGTTTTCGGACCGAGAACTATTTCAGGTTTTCTTTCACAAGTTGGAGCTGAAGAGGCGATGCAAGGTGATCAAGTTGTATGGTCTGAACAAGGAAGGTTACATATTTCTTATACAGGAAAAGTAAGTTCTGTATCTGGTGGTGGTGTTACATCGGCAGGTGAGATTGAAATTGAAAATGACATTGATGGTAATGACATTGGTACTGATCACGCTATTAGAACTAATGATACAGTTATTCTAGCTAGTGCTACTGGCGTATGTAAAGCTATTGTTTCAGAAGCGGTGGTTGGTTCTGCTGTTATTGAAGTTGCTCCTTATGGTTTAGCTGATTTAACTGCGGCTGGTATTACACAAACTGCAGCTGACTCAGTGACTATACTAGTTTACGGTTCTGAATATGGAAAAGGACAAAGCTATCAAGATGCAGCTGGTACTGGTACTACTGATCAAAGAGGCGCTAACGAACCTTCTTTCAAAAGTTTTTCTAACAAACCGATTATCTTAAAAGATTACTACGAAGTATCAGGTTCTGATACAGCTAGAGTTGGTTGGGTTGAGATTACTTCTGAAACAGGTGGTTCTGGTTACGCTTGGTATTTAAAAGCAGAATCTGACACAAGAGCACGTTTCAATGATTACTTAGAAATGGCGATGTTAGAGGGAGTGAGTTCTATTCCAGGTACTGATGAAGCTGATTCCGTTGTTCACACGGCTGGTTTTAACACTGGTACACAGGGATTATTTGATGCTATTGAAGATAGAGGTAATTTAACTTCTGGTATCACTGGTGTTAATGCTGCTACTGATTTAGCTGAATTTGATGCTATCTTAGCTGAATTTGACAAGCAAGGTGCTATTGAAGAAAATATGATGTTTGTTAATAGAGCTACGTCTCTAGCAATGGATGACATGTTAGCTTCTATGAATTCTTACGGAGCTGGTGGTACTTCTTACGGAGTATTCAACAACTCAGAAGACATGGCGCTTAATTTAGGTTTCTCTGGATTTAGACGTGGATCTTACGATTTCTACAAATCTGACTTTAGATACTTAAACGACAAAGCTACTAGAGGTGGTATTAATACTGCTGCTGGTTCTAACGCGATTAGAGGGGTTATTGTTCCAGCTGGTACATCTACAGTTTATGATCAACAATTAGGGAAGAATCTTAAGAGACCTTTCTTACATGTTAGATATAGAGCTTCTCAGACTGATAATCGAAAAATGAAATCTTGGGTTACTGGTTCTGTTGGAGCAGCTACATCTGCTTTAGATGCGATGCAAATCCACATGTTATCAGAAAGATGTTTGATTACACAAGGTGCTAACAATTTCATGTTAATGAAGTAAGCATTTATTATATTAAGAGAGGTTGGGGTTCGCCCCAACCCCTTTTATTTTTATTAATTTTATTATATATTA